GAAGAATGGAATTTGTTTAAGGAAAACATTCACTATGACTTTATCAAAGATAACAATTTTACGGAATTAAAAGAATCGGAATTAATTAATCAAAGATTGTCTTTGTTGAGTGCAGTCGATCCTTATACGGGCCGTTATTTCTCACAAAAGTGGATACAACAAAATGTGTTGCGCCTATCAGATGATGAGATTGAAGAAATGCAGGAACAAATTGATAAAGAAAAAGAAATGGGTCTTGGTTTGCCAGTTGCGGTAACTAACGATGTTGCACAACAACAAATGATGGGTCAGGTTCAAACTGACCAAATGGTACAACAGGCAAAGTTGATGCCCGATCAAGGTCAAGCTGACGGAAGTTCTGGTGGTTCTACATCAGACAGTTCAAAAGCAAAGAGTTCTAGTGGTTCGAAGCCAGTTAAAGGTGATTTGAGTTTAGAAGATACTACCTTCACTAGATTAAAACGTATATTATAATTAGGAGATAAACATGGCAACAGCAAGAGAAATAGTAGACTATGCAGAACAAGATAACGCAAAAGAAATGCGTGATGCTTTATATTCTGCATTGCAGGACAGGGTAATGTCACACATTGAAGCACACAAACAAGTGGTTGCACAGAACATAATGAACCCACCAGAAGCATCTGCTGAAGATGAAGTGATTCAAGCAGAAGTTTCGACTTAATTTTGTCATACTGGTATAAATATTATTCAAACAATAACAGGGATTACAAATGGCAAATAAATTTTCATATCAAGTATTAAAGGATGATACTCAATTTGCAGTCATCAAAATTACTGGTGAATTTGATGGCACTGGCCAAGAAAACAATGTGGCCAGAATTCAGGCAAACACTTTATCTGGTGCTCTAGATTCTTCAAAAGCAAACCTATTATCATCAACTGCAAACACAGGTCCATTGTCCTACTATGGTCTAACCATAAACCGTGTTTGGTTTGATACAGACAGTGGTGTCAGTGATGTGCAATTATATTGGTCAAATACTAGAAGTTCACTGGCAAATTCAGGTACTCCAATTATGTTATTGCAAGGCAATGGTGAGTATGATGGTGCCGGAAACTGGATAACCATTAAGAATCCAACCGTAACAAACACTGCTACTACATTACACAACGGTGATATAGGAATTTGCACAAGAGGATATGTTGCGAATTCAGGTTACACTTTAATTATGGAATTTCGTAAAGAAAACGAATATTATCAACGTGGACAGTTCAACGATCCTGCTGCCTTCAATTATGGTAGTTACGGAATAAGACCATAAGGACCAACATGAAACTCATTAAAGAAATTACCGAATCAGTAAACTATTTGGTGGAAGAAAATGATGGAAAGAAAACTCTTTTCATTGAAGGTCCATTTTTAGTTTCTGAGAAGGTTAACAAAAACGGCCGCATGTATAAAGAAGAAACCATGCGTAAAGAAGTTGGTCGTTATGTAACCGAGTATGTTGATAAAAATCGTGCCTTTGGTGAACTGGGACATCCAGACACCCCATCTATCAATCTGGATCGTGTGTCTCACATTATTGTGGGATTACGTCAAGAAGGAACTGCTTGGATAGGCAAAGCTAAAATTCTTGAAACACCAATGGGTAACATTGCAAGAAGTCTTATCGAAGGTGGCGCACAACTAGGTGTGTCTTCCCGTGGTATGGGTTCTCTCAAAGCTATCAACGGTGTTAACATAGTTCAAGATGACTTTCATCTGGCCACAGCGGCAGATATTGTAGCAGACCCTTCTGCGCCTGGTGCTTTTGTACAAGGTATTATGGAAGGTAAAGAGTGGATGATGGTAAACGGATCATGGACTGAGGTTCAGTACGAAGAAGCTAAGAGAGAAATCAAACAAGCTTCTAGTAAAGACATTGAACGTGTAAGTTTAAAAATATTCGAAAACTTCATCAAAAAACTTTAATTATAAATATCCAATATAAAATCAAGGAGATTCTCAAAATGGGAAAATTTAATCTGACAGACGCCGCTAAATCAATTCTTACAGAAGGCGCAAAGGAAAACTTTGAAGCTTCTGTAGCTCGTGGCCACAAAGAAGGTTCATCTAAACTACCTACATCTGTTGCCTATGGTACAAAAGATGCTGGTGAAGTTGCTGGTGAAATCAAGAAACAAGATGACGAAACTGGTGATTACACCAAAGGTGTTCCAACAGCTACACCTCCTGGCGCAACACCACCTGTCGGTTCACAACCTGGCGGCAAACTATCTGGTCCTGCCGATTCAGAAGGTGCTGAACACAAAGCTGTTCAAGCAGCCGCAACAGACTATTCTGCCATTCGTGACAGAATCAAAGCTAAGTTGGCAACACAAACTATGAGTTCTAATCCTGGTGCAACATTCCATGCAGTACCAGAAGAAGTAGAAACAGAAGAAGAAGTTGTTGCTGAAGAAAGCCACGAAGATGCTGGTGAGGACAAAGCAATGATTAAGAAAATGATGAAGAAACAAAAAATGAAAGAACAGATGGACCAAGATGTTGGTGCATTACTTTCTGGTGAAGAATTGTCCGAAGAATTCAAAACAAAAGCAACCACAATTTTTGAAGCAGCCGTTATTGCTCGTTCACAAGCCATTTTGGAAGAAGTTGAAGAAGCAATGTACGAAGAATTCGAAGCTTCAGTTGAAGAAGTTAAAGAAGATTTATCTAAGAAATTGGATGACTACATTAACTACATGTCAGAAGAATGGTTCAAAGAAAACCAATTGGCAATCGAAAAAGGACTACGTGCCGAAATCGTTGAAGATTTCATCCGTGGTATGAAAACTTTGTTCGAAGACCACTACATTGACATTCCAGAAGAAAAAGTAAACGTTGTCGAAGAATTGACAGACAAGGTTGAAGAATTGGAAGACTCATTAAACGAACAGATTCAGACTGCCGTTCAAATGAAGAAACAAATTAACGAATACAAAAAAACAGAGGCTATACATGCAGTATGTGAAGGCCTAACGCAGACTCAAGTGGAAAAATTGAAATCACTCGCAGAGAGTGTTGACTTTACCACAGAAGAGGAATTTGGCCGTAAATTGGAAACATTGGTAGATTCATACTTCCAGTCTCCAATTAAAGCGATTCAAAGTTCTGTATTGCACGAAGCAGTGGAAGTTGAGGAAGACAAGAAACCATCATCGGTATCTGTTGATCCTGCAATTGCACAATACGCACAAACAATCTCTAAATCATTGGTTAAATAAATAAACTTTACCAATAAAAGATACTAATAAGGAGAACACTAAATGTATCTAACCGAAGAACTACAAAAAAAATGGGCACCTGTGCTTGAGCACGAAGGCCTAGAGTCCATCAAAGACCCATACAAGAAAGCTGTTACAGCACTTGTTTTGGAAAACCAACAACGTGAAATGGCAGCTGCTCACTCACAGTTGAACGAAACAGCAGTTTCTACTGCTCCAACAAACGTTACAGGTTCTGGCATTTCTAACTACGATCCAATCTTGATTAGCTTGGTTCGCCGTGCGTTGCCTAACTTGATTGCATATGATGTTGCAGGCGTTCAGCCAATGACAGGCCCAACTGGCTTGATCTTTGCAATGCGTGCTCGTTACGATGCACAAACAGGTTCACCTTCAAATGCAAACGAAGCATTCTTCAACGAAGCAAATACGAATTTCTCTGGTGCATTGTCTACAGCTAACCCATACGGTTTCCGTGGCAATAACACAACAGATATCCGTACAAACCCTATTGCAGACTTGACTGCTAACCACTACACAACTGGTATTGGCATGACAACAGCAACCGCTGAAGCTTTGGGTGCTGACACAGATAGTCCTTTCAAACAAATGGCATTCTCAATTGAGAAAGTTACTGTTACTGCACAAAGCCGTGCATTGAAAGCTGAATATTCTCTAGAACTTGCACAAGACTTGAAGGCAATTCATGGCTTGGACGCAGAAACAGAATTGTCAAACATTCTGTCTACAGAGATTCTTTCTGAAATCAACCGTGAAGTTATCCGTACCATCTACACAACTGCTGTTGCAGGTGCTCAGTACGGTACTACAACTGCTGGTGCTTTCGACTTGGACACAGACTCTAACGGTCGTTGGTCTGTTGAACGTTTCAAAGGTTTGATTTTCCAAATTGAACGTGATGCTAACGTAATTGCTAAGCAAACTCGTCGTGGCAAAGGTAACGTGATGATTGTATCATCTGACGTTGCTTCCGCAATGGCAATGGCTGGCGTGTTGCAATACACACCTAACCTATCTGCTGATCTACAAGTTGATGACACAGGCAATACATTTGCTGGTTTGTTGCACGGTCGTATCAAAGTATACATTGATCCATATTTTGGTGGCTACACAAGCAACCAAGAATTGGTTACAATTGGATACAAAGGTACTTCACCTTATGATGCTGGTTTGTTCTATTGCCCATACGTTCCGCTACAAATGGTTCGTGCAATTGACCAGTTCACATTCCAACCAAAAATTGGATTCAAGACACGTTACGGCATGGTTGCAAACCCATTCGCAAACGGTCTTACATCTGGCAACGGTGCATTGAACCCACGTACAAACGTTTACTATCGCATTTTTGCAGTTAGAAACTT